TAACAGACCAAACCCAATCCAAGAGAATGTAATATCATTCATTCAACAATTTCCAGAGGAACTTAACCTTGACAAATACATAGATTATGACTTACAATTTGAAAAGTCGTTCCTTGAACCTCTCAAGATTATTCTAGACTCGATTGGATGGAGTGCTGAGAGAACTGTAAACCTTGAATCATTTTTCGTATAATGGACTTACCTATTGATGATAAAGAACTAGACATGATTGTTTGGATGCTTGAACATGTATCTGGCGATGGTGCTGAAGAACTTCACGAAAAGTTGAAGTTAGTAAAAGAAGTTAGAGATAAGAACCCTGGCGGGCCTTATAAAAAAATACTTCGTGAAAAACATGGGATGGTAATTTAATGGACTTTTTAAAAGAAATAGTAAAAGAGATAGGAGATGAATATACGCAGATTGCGTCAGATATTGACGAGACTGAAAGATTCATTGACACAGGATCCTACATTTTTAATGGACTCATTAGTGGGTCTATTTTTGGCGGGGTTAGCAGCAATCGTATTACTGCCATTGCTGGTGAGTCGTCTACTGGTAAAACTTATTTCTCGCTTGCTGTTGTCAAAAACTTTTTGGACACTAACCCTGATGGGTATTGTCTCTATTTTGACACTGAAGCAGCCGTCAATAAAGGATTACTGGAGTCTCGTGGAATTGATACGACACGGTTGGTTGTTGTGAATGTCGTAACAATTGAGGAATTCCGAACCAAGGCATTGAAGGCAGTTGATATATACTTAAAGACAGATGAAGAGAATCGCAAACCTTGTATGTTTGTTTTAGATTCTTTGGGTATGCTTTCTACAGAGAAAGAAATAAGAGATGCACTAGATGATAAACAAGTTCGTGACATGACCAAATCACAACTCGTGAAGGGTGCATTTCGTATGCTCACACTCAAACTTGGTCAAGCAAATATTCCATTAATAGTTACAAATCACACCTATGATGTTATCGGTTCTTACTTCCCTACAAAAGAAATGGGTGGAGGCAGCGGTCTCAAGTACGCAGCATCTACAATCATCTATCTCTCTAAGAAAAAGGAGAAGGACGGAAAGGATGTCATTGGAAATGTTATCAAAGCAAAGACTCATAAATCACGTTTAAGTAAGGAGAATAAAGAAGTTGAAATTAGACTTTATTACGACGAGCGTGGACTCGATAGATATTATGGGTTATTGGAACTGGGTGAGAAGCATGGAGTCTTCAAACGTAAGGGGAATCGAATTGTTGTTGGTGAATCTTCCGTTTATCCTTCTGCTATTCTGGCCGATCCTGATAAGTATTTCACGGAAGAAATAATGCAACTGCTGGAAGAGGCATCAAACGAAGAGTTTAGTTATGGTGAATGATGGATCGTATTGAGAAAGTCATTCTAAGAAACCTAGTTTATAACGAAGAATATTTAAGAAAAGTTCTACCATTTATTGAACCTGATTACTTTAATGATCGTAATGAAAGAGTTGTATTTGAGCATATTACTAAATATGCTGCAGAGTACAATAGCTTAATTACAAAAGAAGTACTCCAGATTGAGATTGAAGACAGACGTGATATCACACAAGATGAAGTCAAAAATATATTTGGAACGATAAATGAACTGGAAGATATTGAATGTGACTTTGAATGGTTAAGTGACACAACGGAGAAATGGTGTCGAGACCGAGCAATCTATCTAGCATTGATGGAATCAATCAAAATAGCAGATGGACAAGATGACAAAAAAAATCGTGATGCAATACCAACAATACTATCAGATGCATTATCTGTTTCCTTTAATCGCAATGTAGGCCACGATTACTTAGAGGACTATGAAGAAAGATACGAACTTTACAACAGGAAAGAAAGTCGAATTCAATTCGACCTTGAATACTTTAATAAGATTACAAAGGGAGGTCTTCCAAACAAGACGCTCAATATTGCACTTGCAGGCACTGGGGTTGGTAAATCTCTGTTTATGTGTCATCATGCTAGTGCTGTTCTTTTAGAAGGTAAGAACGTCTTATACATAACATTAGAAATGGCAGAGGAAAAGATTGCAGAACGTATTGATGCAAATCTTTTAAATGTAAACATACAAGAGATTGTTGATTTACCAAAACCAATCTTTGAGGGTAAGGTAACAAACCTTGCAAAGAAAACTCAAGGGTCACTTATCATCAAAGAATATCCTACTGCCTCTGCACACTCAGGTCACTTCAAGGCTCTACTCAATGAATTAGCCTTGAAAAAATCATTTAAACCTGATATAATATTCATAGATTATCTAAACATATGTGCATCGTCACGTTACAGGGCTGGATCAAATGTTAACTCGTATTCCTATATTAAGGCGATTGCTGAAGAGCTCAGGGGTCTTGCAGTTGAAGCTAATGTTCCTATCGTCTCCGCTACTCAGACGACTCGCTCTGGCTATGGTAGTAGTGATGTCGATCTTACTGACACAAGCGAATCCTTTGGTCTTCCAGCCACTGCTGATCTTATGTTTGCTCTTATATCTACTGAGGAACTTGAGGCGTTGGGGCAGATAATGGTCAAACAATTGAAGAATCGTTACAATGACCCAACTTATAATCGAAGATTTGTCATCGGAGTTGATCGAACTAAGATGAGATTATATGACTGTGAACAACAAGCACAGGATGATTTGCTTGACAGTGGACAGGATGTAGAGTACAATGAAGAAGATAAAACAACAAAGAAATTTGCCGAGTTTAAGTTTTAAAAATGTCTGGAGATTACAACACTCACAACGATCAACAACCTAATATAAATTACACAGATCATACCGTTGACCTTTCTAAGTACGCTATATTCGTGGATGGTGTCACATCCGATCCCAGTAAGGATTATCAATCTTTTGTTGAAAGTTTGGATGACCTTGACGGACAGGGTTCCAATATTCACAGACTTCTTACTGCTGCTGTTGGTGTCAGTGCTGAGGGTGGTGAGTTTATGGAGATCGTTAAGAAGATGGTTTTCCAAGGTAAGCCTTGGAGTGACCACAATCGAAAACATCTTGTTATTGAGTTGGGTGACGTTATGTGGTATGTGATGCAGGCATGTATGGCACTTAACATTACACTTGATGATGTGATTGCTGGTAATGTAGAGAAGTTGAAGAAGAGATATCCAGGCGGAGAGTTTGATGTTTACAAATCAGAAAATCGTTTGGAGGATGACTTATGATTAATTTGCGTGATCAGATTCTAAAAAGTCAGATTGCATACTATAATGGTTTGATTGCAAAACATCAACAGAATGTTGAGATATATTTAAATCAACCTGTAGGTATTGGTGAACATCCAGATGTGATGGGAACAATAGATGGTGAGATAAATGCCATCGCACAAGCACATGAAAAGATTGAAATTATAAATCATTATTTTTTAGAGAGGTGACAGTTGTAAAACTGTCTCTCTGATGGTGACGATAAATACTTAATATGTTAAAATTAAGTAGAACGCATAAGGTAAATGCCAACAGTATCACCATATTATCAACAGAGAGGCGTTGCTAATCCATACTATGTTTTGGATCCAGCTACTGTTACGCAAACCATATCTGCATTGAAGAGAGAGGGAATAGATGATGTAAATCAAAGAGGATTATTGTTTAAGGCGACTGAGGGAATACAAGGTAAAACAATTCTTAGGTCTACAGGTAAGTACAAGTTTCAATTAGCAACAGGTAGAACACAGGATTTACCATATGGTATTGAAACAACAAAGAGACAAGTTAGAGGTCATCTTGGAATGACTACTCGAAAAGATAGCACCGCATCCTCAAATGTGAATGAATTCCTAACTGTTTATTTTTTAGTCAACCCTGCGATGACACCAGAACAATTAGAAAATCATTCTTGTAAACAAGGTAATGCATCAACTGGAGTATTGACTGGTGAGGGTAGACCAGTTACTTTTGAAGATTTATGTAAGTTAATTGATGCAGATGAGACAGCCGCAAGAGATATTAAAATTGGTTTAAATAATGCAAATGCAGTAAGAAAGGATATAAAGGGAAAGGGAATCAAAAATTTATACTGGGTTCCAAGGGGAAAACCAGAAGGCATTTCTCCTAAGACTCCTTCAGATGTAATTATTGAATTCACAGATAATTTCTTTAGGGGATATTCAAATAAGATAACTGCTGGTAAAACAGATGAAACACCGAAGTTTAATACCAACATCTATGCCTTCTATGGAAAACTAGGTGATGGAACTCAACAGGCTGGTATTGGTGGTATAATAGATGAATCGTGGAATCAAGCTGCTGCGACAGTTAGAGGTGAATCTGCAAGAGAAGCTATAGAAAACTTTGATATATCACAGGAGAAATTTAGTGAGACATCTTCTAGGGCTGCGTTTTCAGAATTAGCAGAATCATTTAGAGATAATGGATTAGAATTTTATGGAAAAGATTTTTACTATAAGTTTAGAAATAATTTAATTAGTAATTTTGCAAATTATATTACTAATCCATTAAACATGTCATATTTTTTAAATACAATATATTTCTATACATATGATGACCCCAATCAAGCATTTACTCCATGTCCATATAAACTTTTAGTCGGTAGGGAAACTGGCGAAAGCACAATTAAAGATGTGAGTGAAAATGAAAGTTTAAAAGAATTACTAATGAACAAAAATCCATCTAGATTGACAGGAATTAAATCATCATATGATGGTCAATCACAATCTTTTACAATGAATTTTAATTTTAGTAATGGTACTTTCCGGGTTTATTTTTGCTGCTTGTTCATCAGATCTGTTTGCTTGCCATTATGGATCTGGATATGGATCAATGTATGGCAATACTGGTCATTTTACAGAGGGAATGAGAGGTCAAAAAAAATATAAGAATGTTTTGTTCTTACA